GTCCCTGTTAAGACGTTTCATACGTTTGGTCCTAAAAAACCCTATATACTGTTGGTGTCGAACCATGAACAGTCGTGCAAACAGCGCGATGAAATCGTTTTTTATTTTGTACTCATTTCCACGGGTAACAATGTTAGTTTCCCAACGTACCCTATTAGCTATAAGCCAACCACTCAAGTTGTTGTGACCTCTGCTTATAGCTTCGTTAGTAAAACGCTCAAACAAGGTAAAAAATTGTGGGTTCCTACTATGCCACGTTACCCAGTCGCGTCCTAAAGCACTCTCGCGCATTACCTCGTAAAATTCTGTTTCGGTGCATGTAATTTCTAACGTCATCACTCGCAATCTCCATATGATTTACCTACGCTACTCTCGCAGGTTATAGGTAGGCCAGCGGCCCAATTAGGTTTCTGGCCCATGCAATGTTCCACATAAGTCCTAGCCTCGTCCAGTTCTGTGTCTCGTACCGCTACAACAATCGAATCGTGTACGGTTAATGCTACCTTGTACTTCTTTGCAATTAGTATCATCTGGTGACCAATAATGCAACGGGCTAGTGCTTGGCATATGTTTTCCACAACTTTCCCGCCGTATATACGCACCATCCCTTTGCGCGTTTGGTACATGTACTCTTCGCCGTCCTCCGTCGCGTACTTACCCAAAGCATGATAGAACATATACAGACCAGAAGGTAACCGGATAGCCGTCCTGTTAACGCTGATACCTAAACCCCTACGACTACCAAAATCGGTCCTGTCTCCCCTAGCCAAATAAGCTATCATGTTGTTAGCGTCTGTCCAGAGTTGGTTTATCGCTCCGTTAGTGTCACGGTAGACCTTTATGATACGCCGTGCTTCTTTTAGTTTTATAGTCACACCCATACCAGCGAGTTGGGCTTGGAACTTAATTGCGCCCATACCATAACCAGCGCCAAGTATAGTAGTCTTACCCACGAATCTTTGCTGTGGTGTAACGTCTTCTACGGGTACATTGTATATGCTGCTCGCCATGTGCTTGTAAACGTCATCGCCATTTTTAAACGCGGCGGTAAGGTCATCTTGCCCTGCCAACCACGCTAATACCCGCGCCTCAATCTGCGAACTATCGCAGTCAATCATCGTGTGACCTTCGGGTGCAATAATGCTACGCTTTAACTTCTTACCGTTAGCGCCACGACTAGGTAGGTTCTGTAGGTTTATCTTGTCGTCTCCACCCCACCGCCCAGTGTGTGCTGCGTAATACCTTACAGGGACGGGTAGTAATCCGCGCTGCGCTATATCTATAAATCGTTGGGTGCGCGTTTCTTCTAGTGTGGATTTCGTACCTAACCGCGCTGCAACTAACGATTGAACTGCCTCATTCTCATGGTCTAATAGGGCCATAAACTCTTCGTCTTGTTTCGAGAACGCGAATGTTTCTTTACCGTTCGCGGGGCTGGTCTTCATCGGAGGCTCGATACCCAGCCCTGTCAGTAACTCAGCAAACTTTGGATTGCTCATTAGGTCAGTCTTACTTACCTGTGCATCCTGTAACAACTTATCCTTACGCTCCTTAACATCGGCTAAGTGCGAATGCAGTAACGGCTCGTCTAATTGCAATGTCGGTTCGGTAAACATACGCAACGTCAAATCTATAAGACGTAGTTCTTCACGCGGGAAGTTACGCCCCATACCGTTAAACAGTTTATAGGTTAACTCCACGTCGTTTATACAGTAGTCACCGTATGCACTCAGTTCTTCGGGAGTAAAATCTCTACGGCGTTTACCTTTTGCGTCGAGAACTTCTGTCCCTTTAACGCCAATATTGTACCTTTTAGATAACGCAGCGAGACTTCCGCCAGCTTCAGTCCCATGTAGGGCACGGGCAATACACAAAGTATCGGTATACATCCGAGGACGAATATCAAAACACCAATTAAGAATGGCACCATCAAACATAGTGTTATGACAAAGTAACATAGTCTCGCCCCAGTCGAAATTCTGGGTGAGATATCTTTTAATTTGGTTGTGCGTCCCACTAGCCCACTCCGTCTTTCCGTCATTGCGTTTGACGCCTACGCCGATCACCTCAAAAAGAGGGTCACGAACGTAGGCTTCGGTGGTCATCTTACGCAGAGAAAAATCTTTGTCGTAAAATGTTTCAAAGTCTAAAGTTACTAGGTCCACTACTTGTGAGCCTTTTGCGTAGCCAACTCCCCGCCACACGCCATGTACCCGCAAGCATCAACCCAGTTGTCTGCATTTGCAGGATTAGATTTTACCCGCGCAATCTTTAGCAGGGTCATCATGACCGCAACGTCTGTAGGTGATAACTCTATATCGTCGCTAATCCCAAGGTAGTTGCTCCACAAGTCAGCGATAGTCTGGAAGTTATTTTCCATGTCGCCATGCGTAGCTGCGCGGTCTACGCTTACGTACTGTTCAGCTTGATTTAAGATACCAGTCCTCGTCCACGCGTTAGGGTCTACACCTGCTTTGTTAACGTTACCTTTAGTCATCTCGTACATCAGCGTCGCCACGTCAACGCCAGCAGGAGCATCGGTGTGTACGTGCGGTAATTCCTCGTGATGTTTACCCGATTTGCGTACTTTGGCTACGAGTGACGGAGTACAGCCAATCTTCTTGGCTATAGACCTGTCCGTGTCAGTGTGGCACTTGCGTAACATACTTATAATCTTAGCGGACTTAGTTATTTTCTTAGTCATAGTTATTCTCCTACTGCTTTATCTTTATCATCACGCAACACATGCACGATGCTCTCCAACGGGGTCATATCCAACCCCACATGTTCCGCGCAACCGCGAAATCTTCCAAGCCATGCGGCCAAACTTGTCCCTGCCTGCCTACGTAACTCTGCCTGTGCGTTAGCATCGGATGGGTCGAACGGTTCATACCCGCCACCCTCTCTCCGCTTAGACATAGGGGATATATACGCAGGGTATTCTGTTACCTTGATAGAGATTACAGAACTTTCCACTTCTTCAGACTTGACAACAATACGCAATCCTGACGCCAAGCGCCGCGCCAAATTAATGCGATTCTCACGCGCATGATGTGTGTCGTCCATAGCGTAAAACTCAGGATACGCCTCATGTTCTGGCTGCGTTACCAGCCAATCAACAAAGTGTGTTGGCACAAACATATTTGCGCCTGTCTTTTGCAGGTAATCATCAATGATACGCTGCTTCGTCTTCTTAGAAAAATTAGACATATAGTTCTCCAATAACTGTTATATTTTGTTATTAATTTGACCGCCCTACCGAACCGCGCCACAGCACAACGGACCTTGACCGCCAAACCAGACCAAACCTTACCAAACTGCGCCTGACCTCGCCTTAACTTAACATGCCTCGACCGCCAAACCAAACCTCACCAAACCTCACCAGACTGCGCCATACACGCCTCGACCGCCAAACCTCACCAGACCGCGCCAGACCTTTCCTTGCCCTAACATACCGTGACCGCCTTGCCCGACCAGACCTCACCCCGACACACCCGAACCAACCGCGACCGCCTTGCTGGACCTCGCCACGCCTCGCCATGCCACCCGTGCCAAACCGAAACACGACCGCCTTGCCACGACTCGCCATACCTCACCGTAGCTCGCCAGAACCGCCTTGCCAGACCCAGCCCGACCTGACCTGCCGTGCCCTGCCTTAACGCGCCCGAACGCGCCGTACCCAACCTGAACCGCCTAACCCCGCCGCGCCGTGCCGGACCTTGCCCGACCCCGCCGCGCCGTGACCGCCCTGCCGGACCCAACCATACCGGACCACACCTTGACCGCCCTGCCGGACCGAACCGTGCCAAACCGAAACTCACCTAGACCGCCTTGACCGTGAATTGGGGCAGCGTTAACTGCCCCGCTTCGTTTAAGCTGCTCTACGTAGCCGCTCTTCTTGGATATACTGCATCAACTCGCGTGTCTGTTCGTCAGCGCATTCTGGATGTTCCATAGCTAACTCCTGCACGGATCGACCGTCTTGTGTAATGTCATCCCAGATAGCTTGCTGGTCACCCATATCCACCGAACTGGCTACAGAGAAGGTGCCATACGAACCGCGCCCCTTCTCCTGTCGGAAGTCACCAATACCCACAATCGTACCCGCGTTTTGCAACAAAGATGCAATCGACATTGCGCTTAGTGTCGGTGTGACAAACCTAATTTCAATCTCTGCGCACCAATTAGGTAAGTATGCACGGGTACGCACGTCAGGTGTCTTATTCATGTCTGCAGACCGAACAATATCCATCTTCAGATAGGGCTTACCCCAAATCTGGATTTGACTTTCAGGCAAGAAGATCAACCGTTGAACACTCGTCTTCGTAATACCTGCCGTCTCTAACGCAGCGGTAGACATAGCGCCTTTGACCCCTGCAGCAGGGAAACACAGGTAAGTGTCACCTGTAGACTTCTTATACACACTGTCCCGAAACTCTTGTTCTGGATTATGTTTAATTTCCTTCTTTTCCGCAGCGGTTTTCTTGCCACTACCTACTAACAAATCACGCCACGCTTTCGCGCCCATGCTATTGAAGTACATCGGGGTCTGCCCGATCATCCGTAGTTTGATACGCCCCTGCTTTAGCGTGTGAATCTCCATCGGATCGGATGCCGCTGGTTTTTTTACGGTCGCCATTGTAGTTCTCCTAAAGGTTGTTATCTTTTTTAATCTTGTTTAACGCTGTCTACTTTATCCCTGTCGCGCACCCCTCCTTTCTTGTACGTTGCTAATTCTTCTTTTAGTTCGCGGTTCTCTTTACACACGCGTTCGTATTCCTCTCGGTGAATCATATTGAAATCCCAACTAGCCACGTCACGTTGCCCTTCGTGGTAGGTTGTATCGTTTCTTTAGTCTGCTCATCGCCTTGGGAGACACGCCGATAACTTCCGCCACGTCTTTGAGCAGCATACCTTTCAGTATTAATTTGTTGGCTATTGTTGCTTCGCTTGTTAGCGGCCTATTATTTGCTAGCTCCACAAACAGAGTGCGCGGCCTACCCACATGCCTGCCGCCACCATCGGTGTATAACGCAGCCCTACCGTTACGAGCATAAGCTGATGCGTTCTCTAAACGCGGGTTAACCTCTCTATCTTTCTTCATCTGCGCTACCCAACACTTACGGTACAACTCCTCGTACTTGATGCGCTCATACTCGGTCATATTGTCTTACCCCACGCACGCAACTCACCGACGTATCGACCTAGTTCTGTTTGCGCTGTCCATAGGTTACCC